AGTATCATCCATTCAGGCATGTCTGCTATGCTACGGAATCCCATTTTGCAACGTGTGATGCGATAGCTCATCATCTTGTCTTCGGACACAAGATGATCAAAAAAACTTTTCATGTTGTTGACCCAATCAAGGTCAGAGATGTCGCCTTCTTTGTCGGCCCAGATAGTGTATAAGTCTGCCATAGTTTACTCCAGTGGTCCCAGTAATTCGAACCCGTCTATTTCCTGTTTGTACAGGTGCGCTTGCTCAAGGTACAGGTATTCGAATCCCCGAGCTTTGTAAATTGCACACTCTGTTTTCAATGTTTCAATGCCCAACCTTAGTTTAGGATTGGCGTAATCCCATGCAAACTGATCACACAGAGCATTTTTTTGATCATATCTCTTGATCAAACTAAACGCTGCCAGTTGCCTCCCGTCGTAGTATCCTATTACATCAGTCATGGGATCAGTGTATCGACTGTCGAATATAGGCATCACACTGGCAAAACGCTTGTGTCGACAGTAGGTACGATATATGCTGTTGAGTTGATCAATGTCTGGATATGGCAGTATTGCCCATTTGACAGTGGGCTCGTAGTTGGTTTTTGACAAATCGATACGTGCAAACTGATAGGTCATGTGCGTGGATCCTGTCTGTGTTGAAACAAAGCTTGCAAATAGTCCTCGGGCCAAGTGTCATAGAAGCCTTTGGTGGCCATGAGCTTGGCCTTGACATCTAAATCACTGAGGCTTTGGACTAGAGCCAGTGCATAAGTTCCTTGATTCATAATTACACCGTTGACATTTTCTATGTCGTGGGGGTGATCTTCCAATGCTAGTATGTCATTGTGCAGCAAATGTTCTGTGTTGGCTGCATGCAGACTGGCACTGAACAATTCGTGATTCCATTCTTTGGGGTCGTAAGCATAGATTATGACTTCCTTGTTGCCCATGCCCATTCTGGCTCTGTTCTTTAAGTCATAGTAAGGGTCCATGCCCAAGTAAACTTCGTAACTGCGCTTCAATCGTGCAGATCGTGCATAAGGGCAAGGCGGAAATCCACCCAAGGCAGGATGTGGAACTTCTACAAAGTTCACGATCCAGGATTCGATGTCTTTTTTAACTTGTTCAATGTCCATTAGAAATATGGAAGTCCAGATTTTTTGGTTGTTTCAAGATTGTCTTTGATCAATTCTGCAATGTTTTCTCGATCTTGGTAGCTGAGTTGCATTGCTTGATCCAATGTAATGCCACCGCGCATGCTCCAGCAAATTCTAAACATTTCGTTTTTAATTTGCTTGGCCTCCTTTTCCATTTTTTCCACTGTAGCAACGACTTGATCGTTGCTTTGGATTAGGAGGCGTCCTCGAAAAAATCAGTCATATTCAAAGTAAATGGTTGTTCGTACTCGTGACTGCAATTTTCGCACTTGAGCTTCATTGGCTGTAGTTCACTTTGACGTTTGTTTTCAATAATGTGATCTCTGATCTTACCAAATATTTTGCGATCACAGTTGTTGAGCCATTCTAGAATGTGTTCAAACTCAGTGACTTGTGCTGTGGGTGTTTTTACCATGGCAATGCTTTGCGCCATTGCTCGAGTTGTAATACCGTTGATCTTTTTCAGTACATCAGACAGTTGTTTTATACTTTCGTTGTCTACAGTAGCAGCTTCTTGCAGAGCCTGCAAGGTTCGTTGTTCTTCGAACTGTGTAAGCGAATTGTCGTTCATTTGCTTGTAGCTCAGCGGCTGAAAATAAACTTCCAAACCGCCTAGTGCCAGGCTCTTGCGATAATCCATGCTTTGAATATTGCTAATAACTTGTGTAAGATTCAGGGTGTAGTCTGATTGAGTTTCGCAGTTTGGACAAGTGCTAGCAATGTCAAGATCGTTACCGTAGGTAGCAATGCGTATGGCTACCAGTATGGTGTCTAAATCAATGTTGGGCACAGCCCAGGCATCTTTGATGTTGGGCACACAGCTTTCTATGACACTGCACACTGCCTGTCCGTTGAACAGCGCATCAGGTGTGCGATAGGTAATTTCATCCACTGTGGTCATAGGCAACACAGGATACTCACTGTTTACAGTGTGTTCCAGTGCGTTGGGCGGATAAAAATTGCCCTCACTGGGCAATCTAATAAAGATAGCGGGTTGCCTAAAGTATTGACTTAAGGGATTAGAATTCATGGATTTCCTCGCGGTAAATATGGTTATATCTATTTATAGGCCACAAAAACATGGATCAAGAATTAAGAGACTTAGTTGCGCAGATGCGGGAAATTGTACCTGCGCTGCAAGCTATCAGCAAGCGTCCAGGCGAAAGCTCTGGATCCACTTCCCCTGATCGCAGTATCAACAAACTGATTGTGGCCTTGGGTCAGCTAGCAGTCAAGCTGGACACATCAAAGAAAACTAAATTAGCCGAAGAAGAAGCTGTTAAAAAGTTTGCTAACGCTGTGGAAAAAACCACTGAGGCTGTAGACAAAGAAGCCAAAGCTCGGGAAGAATCTTTAAAAGCAGAAGAAAAACGACAAAAAGAAAAAGAAGAGTTGGACAGAAGAAGCAAGATGTCTCAACTTGAACGAGACAAAGAGGACTACGAACGACAACTCAAAAAACAAAAAGAAGACAGGGACAACACTGTCAAAAAGGCTCGCGATGAAGCAGAACTTCAAAGACGATCACGTGGTTCAGTTGAAGGACTATTTGATAATCTCTCCAGTGTTGGCAGCAGTACCGACGTCCTTAAAACAAAACTAACAAGCTTGGGAGGTGAAAGTGTAGGCGCGCAAGTTGGCTTACAAATGTTGTATGCTAGTGCCGATGGTGCTGCCAAAGGTCTTAAAACTTTTTCAACAGGATTACTTAATGGTGAGCGTGGGGCCACGCTCACCGCCAAGGCACTCACAGACTTCACAGAACCCTTGTTTAAGGCTGCTGACATGCTCAGTGGTATTCTTACGTTTTTGTCTTTTATTCCTGGACCTATTGGAGGAATCAGTCGCGCTGCAAGAATAACCGGTGCTGCATTGTTTGGAGTAGGTGCTGCTGCTGGCAAAGCTGGTGTGGCTCTCAACAAATTAGCAGCAGAACAAATTGACGCTCTCTTAAAGAGTTACAATGATCTCAGTGGTGCTGGTATAGGGCTCACAACAGGTCTCGAAGGCACACTGGATCTCATGCATACATTGAACATGACCACAAAAGATGCGGCTCAATTCAATGAAATGCTGGGCAAGAGTACCAAGCAGTTGGCTCAGATGGGTGGTACTGCTGCCATGGGTGCAGACCGTTTTGCCAAAGTAGCAGGTGGTCTTGTCAAAAGCGGTATTGGTGAAGAATTTGAACGCATGGGTATAACCCAGCAAGAACAACGAGAAGCTGCACTGCTGTACATGAGCATTCAGGCCAGAACAGGTCAGCTACAGCTAAAGAACATTCAGCAGCTTACAGAAGAGTCAGGCAAGTTTGTGCAAGAACTTGACATGGCGGCACAGCTAACTGGTACCACAAGAAAAGAGCAACAAGAAGCCAGAGAAGCTGCTATGACTGAAACACGGTTCCGAGCAGCTATAATTGATGCACGCCAGCGTGGTGACAAAGAAGATCAACGACAGTTAGAAATTGCTCAACGAACATCTGCTATTCTCAAAAGCATGGGCGACGAGAAAGGTGCTTTGGGTGTGTTGCAACAAGCAGCAGGCCGAGGAGCACTGACTACCCCCGAAGCTATTGCAGCAGAGCAAACATATAGACTGTCAGAAATACTGTCTCAGCCCAACATCACTGACCAACAAATTTTGGCTACCTTGGCCAAAAACGGTCAGATAAATCAACAGCAGTTTGCAGCAACCAATAGACTGGTGGGAAATATAGATGCCCTACAAACTGGCCTTGTTGGCACAGACAATATTGTGCTTAGACAATTATCAATGGCCGAAGAAGCAGCTAAAGCTGGATTTACAGGACCTGACGATATTACCAAATTTCTTGCAGAGCAAGACAAGAAACGCAAAGCACCCGACGGCGACATTGGCCTAATGATAGGTGCAGGTCGAGCACAGCAATCTGCTGCTATGATGATGGAAAAAAGCATCAACATATTCAATGTAGCTGCTGAACTCAATCACACTGCATCAAAAACATTTGATACTGCTGTAAAGAAATTTGGTGATGTTATGGGTGTGAAAGTAGCAGGAGGTACAGCAACATCATCTGCTGCGGCTGCTGCTGTGCGACCAGGGATGTTTGGTGCAGCAACCCCAGAACAAGCTAGGGCATCATTGGAGCAACAGACACAACGAATCAAAAGCATTGAAGAATCGGCAGCAGCAGCAGAAGATCGTGCCAGAGCATTAGAAAAAGACGCTAAAGCTTCTCGAGCAGAAAAAGATGCTGCACGAGCTAAAGCCGATGAGCTTGCTGCACAAATGGCTCAAGAAAGTAGATTACTACGTCAAGCTCAACTCGAGGAACAAAACGCTCGACGAGCTCAGCGTAGAGCACCAGCCACAGTTGATACCAAACTTATGTCGGCATTGAGTGCCGGCGGTATCACTGACAAAAAAGCTCAAGCCAACATAATGGCGCAGGTTCACGCAGAGTCTGGCGGTGTAGCTAAATCAGAAAGTTTGAATTACACACCCGAACGTCTAATGCAGATATTTCCTAAGAAATTTCGAGATATTTCCGAAGCACAGCAAGTGGCAGCAGGCGGCGAACAAGCAATTGCTGAACGTGTTTATGGCGGAAGAATGGGCAACACAGCCGCTGGTGAAGGATTCAAATATCGCGGCCGAGGATTAATACAACTTACAGGCAAAGACAACTACAAAAAATTTGGTGACTTGATTGGGGTAGACTTGGTGTCAAATCCCGACTTGGCCAACGACCCAGACATTGCTAGAAAATTAGCCGTGGCTTATTTTGCAGAAAAACAAAAATCTGGTGTAGATCTCACTAAGTCAAGTCAGGTAAGCAAAGCAGTGGGTCACGTGGACATTGGTGGAGCAGAAAGCAGTCGACGTGCTGCCATGGCTGATACCATAGCCAACATGATGCCTCAAGCAGCCAAAGGTGCAGTTTTAAACGGTCCTATGTCAGGATACCCGGCAATGTTACACGGTCAAGAAGCAGTTATTCCACTGCAAGACGGTGCAGTCCCAGTGACCTTGCCTGCATTGGATGAACTAGTATCATCCAACCGTGCTGTAGATGCACAAGTGCAAGTTTTGCGTAACGAAATGGGTTCAATGATGCGTGAATTGACTACTGCGCTAATGTCTTTCAGAGAAAGCGGATCTCAGGAACGCATGATTCAGCTGCTGGACAGCATGTCCCGCAGTCAGCAAGCCACAGCCACAGCCACACAAAGAATGGCACAGCTGGCATCAAACTAACGGTAAATAAGTCACCATGGCAGATCAAAACAAACAAGGCTGGCGCAAGTACTTCAAAGTCGCAGACACATCAGGCGTAATGAGCCCCATTTCGGGCAGCAATCAATACGGCCTTCCCGGCTACGGCAAAAACGACGGTACCGGCGGTATGCCTCCGGATTTTGTGTTTCGCAACTATGCCAGCAGATTGCCTGAAGTGTATTCAGGACATCCTAACCGTATTGAACGTTATAATCAGTACGAAAACATGGACATGGACTCAGAAATCAATGCATGTTTGGATATCATTGCCGAGTTTTCCACACAGATCAACGAGGACAATGGCACTCCTTTTGCTGTTGATTACAAAGACAAGCCCACTGACAACGAAGTCAGCATTATTCGCAAACAGCTACAGCAGTGGGTCAAGATCAACCAACTGGACAACAGAATTTTCAAACTGTTCCGCAACACTATCAAATACGGTGATCAAGTGTTTGTGCGTGATCCAGAAACATTTGAAATGTATTGGGTTGACATGTCAAAAGTCATGCGTATCATTGTGAACGAATCAGAAGGCAAGCGTCCTGAGCAGTATGTGATTCGTGACATTAACCCCAACTTCCAAAACATGACTGTGGCAGCAAAGACTACCACAGACTACATGACCAACCCTGTGACAGGCACTATTTCAGGCTCAGCAAACTATACCATGCCCAACGGCGGTGTAGGTGGCGGCGTGGGCAACAGCCGTTTCATGACTGCCATGAACGAAACTTGTTTGGATGCCAAGCACGTGGTGCATATGAGTTTGAATGAAGGTCTAGATGTATTCTGGCCATTTGGACGCAGTGTGCTGGAACAGATTTACAAAGTGTTCAAGCAGAAAGAACTGCTGGAAGACAGTATTCTAATTTATCGTGTGAGCCGTGCTCCAGAACGACGAATCTTCAAAATTGACGTTGGTAACATGCCCAGCCACCTTGCTATGGCCTTTGTTGAGCGTGTTAAAAACGAAATGCACCAGCGCAGAATCCCTACTGTAACAGGCGGCGGACAAAACATGATGGATGCCAGCTATAATCCGCTGAGTATCAACGAAGATTATTTCTTCCCACAAACTCAAGACGGACGTGGCAGCAGTGTTGAAACATTGCCAGGCGGCCAAAACCTAGGCGAAATTGACGACTTAAAGTATTTTAACAACAAAATGGCACGTGGTCTGCGTGTGCCATCAAGCTATTTGCCTACTGGCCCCGACGACTCAGACCGCAGCATGGCCGACGGAAAAGTAGGCACAGCACTGATTCAAGAATACAGATTTAATCAGTACTGTGAACGTTTGCAAGGACATATTGCACAAAAACTAGATGACGAGTTCAAGATGTTCTTGAAATGGCGCGGATTCAACATTGATTCTAGTTTGTTTACACTGAAGTTCAACCCGCCACAGAACTTTGCTAGCTATCGTCAAGCTGAATTAGATACTACACGAATCAATGCTTTTACTAGCTTGGAGCCTTTGCCATACATGTCAAAACGTTTCTTGCTCAAGCGTTATCTTGGTCTCACTGAAGATGAAATCAAAGAAAACGAAGATATGTGGATGGAAGAGCGCGATCAGCCCGAAATGCAGACTACTTCTGGACAAGACTTGCGCAGTGTGGGCATTACCCCTGGTGCATTGGAAACTGACATTGAAACGGGTGCAGAAATGGCAGGAATGCAGCAGCCAGGTCCTGGCACGCCAGGTATTGATACTGCCGCAGGCCCAGGTGCTCCCGGCGGTGTAGTACCAGCCAGTGCCACAGGCGCAACCCCGGCAGCATAAATAATATCATGCTGCTACAAGAATTTTGGAAAAAGGCCCCCGAAGCCTATCAAGACGTAAGTCAAGACAATGCGCAGGTTACCAAAGACGACCTGCGCAAAACTCGTTTGACTCTTAGACAGCTCAACAAGCTACGAAAGATGAATGATGTACGATCCTTTGAATACAAAGAAAAGCTCAAAAAAGTTCGTCAGCAGTACGCTCCACCACCGCAACCCATTGCGTAATTTAATAACGATTGGCAATTTATAGTCTTTTTCGCCAATTAAACCGCGTATTTTTCTCTCGAATTGTAAATAACAATACACTTTACCTATAGGAGTTTTCTCTATGAACAGATTTGAACAGTTGATCGAATACGTGATCAACGATGAAGAACAAAAAGCTCGCGAGCTTTTCCACGACATTGTTGTAGAAAAGAGCCGCGAAATTTACGAAAATATCATGGCCGAGGAAGACCTCGATGAAGCCAAAGAAGAAGAGCTAGACGAAGCTGCTGAAGAAGAGCTAGACGAAGCTGCCGAAGAAGATATCGAAGAAGGTGCCATGGGCGGCGATGCTGCTGATGACCTAATCGACGACGTCGAAATGGAAGAAGAGTCTGACATGAACATGGAAGCCGAAGGCGACGACGAAGGCGGCGACGACATGGGCATGGGCGACGACGAAGGTGATCATCACGCTGATGTAGGCGGTGAAGAAGAACTCGAAGACCGCGTTATGGACCTCGAAGACAAACTTGACGAACTCATGGCTGAATTCGAAGAACTAATGGGCGGCGATGCTGGTGGCGACATGGGCGACGGCGACGATTTTGGTGCCGACGAAGGTGGCGATGCTATCGAAGTTGACGACACAGAAGAAATGATCCCCATGGCTGAAGCTGTAAGCTTGAAAGCTGCTCCTAAGCCAGTTACTGCTGAAGAAGGCGGCGTAAACAAGAAGTCTACAGTTGCTGCTAATAGCGGTGCTGCTGGAATGGCTGCTAAGCCAGTACACACTGGTACTAGCATGGGCGGCAAGCATGATGCTGCTGGTGCCTACAGCAACCAAACCAAAGACCTTATCGGCGACTTCCAAAACAAAGCTGGCGCTGGCATGAAGGATCTCAAAGCTGCTCCTAAGCCAGTAACTAGCCAAGCTGGTGGTGTAAACACCAAGAGCCCGCTGCCAGGCGGCCGTAAAGGTTAATTAAATGTCAAAGTACCTAAGAGAAGATCTTACATTCGTCCAGGCCAACATTCAGGTTCTTGAAGAAGCTGATGTATCTGGCGGTAAGAATCTCTATCTCAAAGGCATTTGCATTGAAGGCGACAAGCGCAATGCAAACGAACGTATCTATCCACGCCACGAGATCATCAAAGCAGTAGAGACCATTAACGAACAAATTCGTGATGGAAACTCTGTACTAGGTGAAGTGGACCATCCTGACGATCTCAAGATCAACCTTGACCGAGTGTGTCACTCGGTTGAGGGCATGTGGATGGACGGACATGCCGGTTGCGGCAAGCTCAAGATTCTACCCACTCCTATGGGCAACCTGATTAAAACCTTGTTGCAGAGCGGTGTAAAACTGGGCGTTTCTAGCCGTGGTTCAGGTAACGTCGACGACAGAACAGGACATGTTAGTGACTTTGAAATAGTCACTATTGATGTGGTTGCTCAACCCAGCGCACCCAATGCATATCCCACAGCAGTGTACGAAGGACTCATGAACATGAGACACGGACATCGAGTGTTGGAAATAGCTCGCGAAGCTGGTCAAGGTGACAAAGTGCAGAAGTACTTGGCCGAGGAAGTAAAACGCCTTATCCGAGAACTTAAAATCTAAGGAGAATCAGGAATGTTTGATGCAATCAAACCTTTGCTCGAAAGCGGCCTGATCAACGAAGACGTAAGCCGAGAACTAAACGAGGCTTGGGAATCTAAGTTGAACGAGGCACGTGAGCAAGTACGTGCAGAACTCCGTGAGGAATTCGCACAACGCTACGAACATGACAAAACAGTCATGGTCGAAGCCTTAGATAAGATGGTAACTGAAGGTCTTGCTGCTGAACTTCAAGCTGTTGCTACTGAAAAGAAAGCAATTGTTGAAGATCGCGTTAAGTTCCAGGCCAAAATGAAAGAGTCAGCACAGAAGTTTAACGGCTTCTTGGTGACCAAATTGGCTGAAGAAATTAGCGAACTGCGCAAAGACCGTAAGATGCATGCCGAAGGTATCAACAAGCTTGAGAACTTTGTTGTGCATGCTCTGGCCAAAGAAATCCAAGAGTTTGCTGCTGACAAGCGTGACATGGTTGAAACCAAAGTTCGACTGGTCCGCGAAGCACGCACACAATTGGAAAATCTCAAGGCACGTTTCGTTAAGGAAAGTGCTAACAAGATGAGCCGAGCAGTTAGTAGCCATCTCAAGGCTGAACTCACACAGTTGCAAGAAGACATCAAAGTTGCTCGCGAGAACAGCTTCGGTCGTCGAATCTTCGAAGCGTATGCCGCTGAATTTGGTGCTACTCATCTCAATGAGAAAGCAGAAGTTCGTAAGCTGTATAACATGATCTCTGACAAAGATCGCAAGTTGGCGGAAGCCATCCAACTCACCGAAAAGGCGAAAGTCTTAGTTGAGTCCAAAGAACGCGAAATGCGTATTCTTCGTGAAAGCAATGAGCGTAAAGAACTCATGGCCGAATTGCTGACTCCCTTAAACCAGGAAAAAGCCGAAGTAATGCGTAATTTGCTCGAAAGCGTACAGACTAGCCGTCTCAAAGGCGCATTCGAAAAATATCTCCCTGCAGTAATGGAAAATCGTTCCGCAAAAACCAGAAATGTAATTGCTGAATCTGTGTCTGTTGCTACTGGAGATAAAACTGTTCCAACACAGCAAGAGCCGGAAGACCGCAGCAATGTGATCGACCTCAAGCGTTTGGCAGGTTTATAATCTTTTATATTAGGAGACTTAAATGTCACAAGAACTACTTGAAAGTCGCTGGGGCGAGACCAAAGAAGCTCTGCTCGAAGGTCTGAACGGCACTAAGCGCAATAGCATGAGTGTTATCTTAGAAAACACTCGCAAGTACCTGAAGGAAAACGCTTCCGCAGGTTCTACATCTGCTGGCAACATTGCCACACTTAACCGTGTGATTCTGCCAGTTATCCGTCGTGTTATGCCTACCGTTATTGCTAACGAGTTGGT